TCATTATATGAGAAATAACGCATCGATGCTATCCATCAGTTACCTACGATCTTTTTCTGTTTGATATTTCCATTCTGATCTTGGAGAATGAACATGACATGCATTGGTCTTTCTGGATACGCCTTGTCATACACAGGTATCTCTTTGATGACCGTCCACTTAGAGCGAGTGAACAGTAAGTCCCATAACCAACGTAGCATCAAACTTCCCCGAATATCTTTTCTAGGATTCCAGTACATCCCCATATAATAAAGAACACACCAACTCCAATATGCCAGCTGGTATCAAGAGACAGTAGGAAACAACCCAATGCTAAGAAGGCCATTGTGATTAATCCATGATAAACTTTAACCATCACTTCACTCTTTCGCCTTGTTTATTAAAGTACTGCGGAAACTCGGCACAAAGTTCTATTGCAGATATTGCTTTGTCATAGCTATCGAATATATCAACCATTTCATATGGATGAAAACCATACGTATCAAGTGGATTAAGTTTCCTAAGAATGTATTTTGGATTACTAATCGAACAAATGCTGATTTCAATCTTAAACTCAGGAAGAGATAATTCTTTTTTCTTTTTCTTAAATAACCACATCACTTTCTATCCTTTATTTGAGCAACAAGTTCATCAAATGCTTCATGGGTATAATGCGGAGTTGACTGCATCACATTAACACGAAATGCCGCAATAAGATTGTCTTGAATTTTATTAAGAAACTCGATCTGTTCAAGCCATAGGTCGATCTCACGGTCCTTGTATGCTACTAGCTCGATTAGATATTCGACACGCTCTGCTGTATCAGCATCACGCCAATCCTTGCTGTCATAGAGATCGTCTGACAATAGATCCTTGAAAAATTCAATACGGTTTTTGAGCTGTTCATTTTCTTCACGTAGCTTTCCATTGATACCAGTGATATTTGTCATACCAGCGTCCAATGCCTTGATCATATCCTCTACTTCACTCATCACGCCACGCTCCACGTATACTCATCCTGAGTCATTACAGACTCGCTCCCATCATATTCATCAATGCGATATTTCGTACCTGCAGGAAGTTCACGGATTTGCAGATTAGAATAATCGGTATTGGCTTTTTTCCCCAACTCTTCTACAACCTGTACTAGGACTGGATCTGAACGATCGTTTTCAAAATCGTATGGGCTGAAATCACGAGGGGGATTTTCACCCTTGATCTCCCAATAGCGATCATAAGCTGTCCGAGACACACTGAAGCCACCATAACATGCATTGTATACAATCTTAGTCATTTCTTCTTTTCCATTATAACAACATTGTCAGGGAGATTATTATAGGTCTCTTCAAGTTTCTTATGAGTCTCTTCAATCTCACCCATCAAACCAAACATTTCCATCGTCTGTTGTGTGGTCATACTGCCTAACCCAACACCACCATAATTATAGCGATTAAGCTGCTCTAGGACAACAGCAAGTTTTTCTCTATATTCGTCAAACTCGTTATCGTCCATCACAACCACTTCCTAATTAAAAAAGGACCTATCCTAAAACTATTATACGGATATCCAGAATTAAATCTCCAGATATTCCAATAGAACCAGTCTTGGGGATTACCCCCAAGACCAATCCACCGTACTGTTATATTACGCAGCCTCAGCATATTCAACTGCCTTCTCGAGAGCAACAATCTTACGCTGGCGATTGGAACCATACCAGGCAGACTGCAAACGAGTCTCTTGCGAGTGACCAAGCAAATGGTCAGTCGTATACGTCACGGCATTGAATGCCTGCCAGAACGTACCCTTGCCAAACTCTGCACCAGGCTGAGTCTCAAGAACAGCCAAAGCCTGTTCTGCAGGACGTGACATCACAGAGTTGTCCTTCTTGGTAAGCGAAGGAAACACTTCCTTGAGGTAGTTGTTGAGAGAATCAACAGAGAAGTTCTTCGATGAAAGGAACTCTGCCATTTCCTTATATGTACCCATCTTGTTCTTTGCAATCCCAAGAGTCTGCTTGACTAATTCAGGGTCGAAAGAACGGCGGTGGTTAAGACGAACCATAAGATCATTTTTGCCAGCCAAAGATAGATTAAGAGTGTTATTACAAACGACACGAACTGGGGTAAAACGGATATCAATGCTCTTGCCATAAACATGAGGATTAGAAAAAAGAAGATAAGAGTCAACACGATCGCCTCCAAGAATTTCGAACGAGTCCTTGACCTTTGCCAAAGCCCAAACCAGCTTACCACTCTGGAGCGAACCAGCGGTATGCATTTCCATATCACCTTCCATCACAAACTCATTGAAGAACTCAAATGCAGTCTCGTTCTGGACTGGCTTCCAGTCGTCAGAAACAACAGAGAGGATCGACTTATCAGAGGAGCGAACCAAAGCTTGGTCAGCAGTGATTACCTTCTGACCATCAACTTCACAGTAGGTAGGATACTTATCAACGGTCCAATCAAGACCTGCCTTCGTCAACATCTGACCAGGAGTCAGATCATTGTGGACTTCTACACCAAGACCATGCCAAGGGGTTTCACCTGCATAAGCCATCGTTTCAACATTATGTGCCATTTCACTTCTCCATTATGTAATTGTGTCTGACTGATCACTTTTATAATATAGGCTACTTTTTTAATTAAAGCAACATTTATTTTAAATTATTATTCAGGTTCATACTTATTCATCGTTCCATCTGGATGCGCATGATATGCGTGGAACTTTACGTGTGGGTACTCATGTCTGAGCCCCAGAAAAGCCTTGAGATTCTCGTGGCTATCGTCATACATTCTGACATGCGTGTATGGATGGGTATCTAGGTGATGACGAATGAACGTCAGCTTTTTCTCGGCTGGCTTCTCGTTGCCTGGAATATTGCCAGCTCTGTGCACATGAATCTTGTCCATGTGCTTAATGCCATGATGTGTAAGCGTATCCAGGAACTTGTGCTTATTGTCAAAATCAGCACGTGCTGTGTTGATTACCACCTTGTTTTTAGGATTCTTAATGGTGGTTGCCTGTGTGGCATTGATTGTTCTAATCATCTTTTTAATAGGATGAGAATGGCTAAACACCTTTGCACTTCTAAACTCATGGTAGTCATAGTGATGACCAGGAGGAAGTTTGTGGTTGTTGTATTCAGAAGTTGATAATTTTTCAACAGTATGCCCGTTAGCATTCTTGACGTGAACTTTGGCATTAGAATGCACCAATGTATCATCAACGTCAAAAACGTGAAGGGTAGATCCTGTTGATTCTTCTAGGTAATTCTTAAATGTAATCATATATTATTTATCAATCACACACAGTTTGGAATGCACGAACCAAACGACCATCAACCATAATATTGCCAACATATACTTTTTGGCATACTGATTGTGGTTCTACATAACGAGGTTGGTTCATTTCCATCAATGCGCCACCAACAATCATGCCTCCGATCAAAGGAGCAATCCAATTGCCATTGCCACCACGATACCCTCCACGATAATCACGATGACCTTCGTAGTGGCGATGCTGCCAATCATAATTATCTGCATGTGCAACAGAAGTCATTGCTGCCGTTGCAGCCAAAGCCAAAGCCAACTTACGCATCTACCTTCTCCATTTTCTTACGATTGTACGAACCTCGTCCTTTTTTGGACAGCAAAATACGCTGGTGATACTTACGATCAGCCAGCGCTTTTGCAGGTGCGGATTTGTGAACTGTTTTCATCATATTAATAATATACGATGTTTTAATTAAATTTACAACAATAAAGTACCCTTGATATCACAGTGTTTTTTTAATTAAAACCTGCTTCCAATTGTGTATTTGGTTACGAGGTTCCAATCATCTTTATCTTTGAATGGAATAATTTTAACCTGATTTAGTGGAGCTTCTGGATCCTGTGTCTTCTTGGGATCCACGTTGTCAATCAAATTCCACTCTTCAAGTAGGTTGACAATGCGATTTCTTCTTGCGATATCACCTTCGGAGAAGTCAGCGCTCTTGCCATCAAGAAGGAATAGCTCCTTAAAGTGGACAATGTAGTATTTGCCCTGTTTGTGCAAAATGTGGCATGATTGGTATAATGTGTTGTCTTTTTTAGAAGCCAGACCAATACGAGATAAAGTCTCTCTGACCTTCAAGAAGTCTTCTGAATTTTTAAGTCTGACTTCCACTAGTTGATTTAGATTGAACATGATTACCACCTTTTATTATTTTTGTTTTTATAAGGTTTAGTTGTTCAGCCGTTAACACCTTTGAAATCTCTAGCGCTCGGACATAACTAACTTTATAATATTCTTGTATACTGTCGATAGTGTCATCTTCAGTGGGCTTTGCCCACTTTGAAAACCTCTTAGAAACACGTATACTATTTAGGTAATAATCGTTTTGAAGTTTCAAATCAACATGTTTTAGCTGGTTTACCTCATTGGCATAAAGAATTGTATCAACAAAATATGATAGAGATTTGTTAACATAGAAAGGCTTGTATTGCTTCTCCATAAGATCAGGAGCATCTGAGCTCCTAATCAAATCTTTCTTGGTTGTGTTAATTGCGTTGACAAACTCAAAAGGATTGCTCATGCGAACTCAATGCTAACAAGACACTCTGTAAGGAAAGCTGCAAGGTTAATTTCCTGGTCAGCAACGAACCCTGATTGATATTGATACTTACCAATAAGCAATACCAACTCAGGAATGGATGCTGGTTTGATATAGGTATAGGCAGTATCATAGAACTTACGGAAAAGACTGGTGGAATCAGAATCTGTATTCTCTCCAACCCATTTACGCATTTCTGTAAAGTTTTTTGCTTTTAACAACCCAACGAGATCTTTAAATGAGTCCTCTGATAGATTAATAAAAATACCAGAGTCGATAGTTCCATTTACGGAGTATCTCTGTAGCTCATTAAGGACACGACGCCAATCAGGCATATGTTTAGAAACAAGATCAGCAACAACAGCTTTATCATATTTAATCCCTTCTTTATCCAGGATGCCAATCGTACGCTTAAAGAACTGTGCAGCTAGCTTTGGATAGTCACTCTTATTTATTTTAAATTCTACAACTGAACACCGTGAATGAAGTGGCTCGATGATTCTGTTTTTAAAGTTACATGTGAGAATGAACCCACAATTCCGCGAGAACTCCTCCATGAAGTTACGAAGGGCTGGCTGTGTGGAGTTTGCGTTAAGATAGTCAGCCTCGTCAAGGATAACGTATTTCCGGCCGCCTGTAAATGACACACTTGAGGCAAACTGCATGATGTCATTTCTGAGTGTGTCAATGTTGCCATTCATGCTCCCATTAATTACAATATAATCAGCACCAATCTGTTCCAACATAGCCTTGGCAACAGTAGTTTTACCAATACCAGGCCCACCAGTCAATAGTAGGTTTGGTATCTCACCATTTTCAACAAACTGACGGAAGGCCTGTTTAAGGCCCTCCGGTAGAATGCAATCATCGATAGTCTTTGGACGATATTTTTCGACCCAGAGAAACTCTTCCATTGTTAGCCACTCACTGAACTATTGGCTTCCATAGCCACATAATAAACAATATTGTCTGATGTCCACTTGGACAGACCCTTGAATGTTATCTTCACAATATAGTTGTGAGAGATCAACTTAATAATGTTGTCTACCCTGAAGTACATTGTAAACACCTTATCCGTCTCACCTACTTCGACGCTGAACACGTCTGCTGTAGGATTCTTGGAATCAGTGGCTGTGACTTTAATGGTACTACCATCGCCAGTCACAGCCATATCTGGAAGCTGGAGAACACCAGCTGCTCTTACGAGCTTCTGTAGTTCTTCTTGAGAAATGGAGAACTCAACATCAGCTTCCGGAAAGTTAATATCATCACCACGAGGAGCAATGACCATTGAAGGGTCAGCATAGGTATAGTTGACCGATTGTCTTCCTGACACAATCGTTACCTGCTTGTCACCAAAGTCAAGTTCAGGTTCCTTAAAGAGAGAAAGGATACCTAAGAACTTTGGCAACTCATAGATAGCAAATTGCTTAGGGAAGGTCTCCTCGACAGTACACTTTGCAAAGATTGCTCTCGACACAGGAACTACGGTGGAGATGACATTGCCAGGCTTTACTAGCAATGTCTGATTGATAGAAGAATAGTTCTTTAAAATATTAAAAGTGCTTTCACTTAGTTTCATAATATTACTTTTTCACCTTAAATTTCTTGAGAAGATCAGCTTCTGCAGGAGGAGCTGCAATAGCTTGTGGAGCATTAGCCTTTGCACGATTCTTCTTCAGAAGATCAGCATCAGCTGTTGCCGAAGCACCAATTGAAGCAAGTGCTGGAAGCTTGCCACCAAACACATATGTACCTGCATGCTGCAAGTGCATCCATGGGCACAACCATACTTTCAATCCTGCCTTGCGAGCAAGCTGACAGAACCAATAGTCTTCTGAAAGATAACGCTTGGAAGTCTGATCATCCAAAGCCTGAGCTTGCGTAAAGATCTTCTCGATCTCAGCAGCCAAGCGATCTGGGTCATTGATTCCAGCAGTCTGAAGACGCTTCAATTCACCAGCATAGAACTTACCATAGTCAAGACCATCCTTCTCGGCTTGGAAGTACATATGGATCTCACGTGAACCATCAAATGCTTCTGTACGAACATGGTCAGGCTTATATGAGTAGTGTGGATATGCTTCTTTGAACTTTTCGAAAGCATTACGAGTGATCATCAAGAAGCCAGTGCCTGTTTCAAGAACCTGAGCTGGTTCATCGAGACGAATAGACGTCTGGTTGCCTTCAATGACAGGATTGAATACAAAGTCACCAACAAAGTCTTCAAGAGCGTTAGGATCCTTGTCTGCCATACCCTTATTGACAGCAGCATAGATCTTTTCCCATGTGATACACTTCTTAGGATAAGGTCCGCCCATCACATCATACTTGTCAGGATTTTGAGACTGCAACGCCATCATAGCAATAACATCTTGAGGATTGAACCCGATATCAGAATCGATGAACATCATATGGTCTGCACCAGAACGCATGAACTCATCGACACAATAGTTACGAGCACGAGTAATCAGTGATTCGTTAAACAAGAAGTAAGAACGTACTTCAATGCCATAACGTACACACATTGCTGTTAGATCGCACATAGAACGTGTATACATGCCGTTACAATTACCACCATACATTGGAGTAGCAATGAATAGCTTTTTAGTCTTTAACACGTCAATATTAATTTGAATTTCCATTTTTTATTCCTTTATTACCAAGAACCATCATCAATATCGATGACAAGTTTAAACATTAAGAGTCTAATTACAATTGAATGCCATTTAGGGTCAATACCGCTTTCATTGTGTGAGTGTCTACAATAAACACTCCAACCAAACGGATTTAAATCTATTTGAAAAGAAATATTAGACCATCTTAAATAATTAAGCATACTTCTTGTCATGCTCCTTGTTTAATCCATAGTCGCCATCATAGTTCTTCAACGACTCTGCCTTAAACAAAAGGAACTGACCTACGCGCGTACCCTTACGGATCTTTGCGAAACCATTTACATGAAGTGCTCCTGCCATAACACCCTTGTATCCTGAATCATACAGACCGCTGGTAATAAACAAACCATTGCGATTCAAAGTAGAACGAGTGATAACAAACCCTGCTTCACCTTCACCAACCTCAACGATGTTCTGCATCACAATCTCATAGGTGCCAGTGTCAAGGCCAAAGAAACCTTCTGCATCTGGCTTCATCTCGACTGATTCACGATGGAACTTCAATTCCTTACCATCGTCCGTCTCACCGATCGTAAACACCTTGTTACGCATGATGAACACCTTGTCGAGGCGAAGATCAATTGCGTTTGGTTGAATGTCTTCTGGCTTGACATTTGTTAGATTAGATTTAGTCTTTGGAGAATTAATATGTAACATACTCATTTAGTATTTCCCTCTTGCTGGGTATAGTGCCACCATAAAATTGTGTAATGAAGAATCTTCAGAAGGTCAGCCTTGTTATGACCACCCTTCTTACCATACCTCATTGCATATTTGATTACGTTAGATTGACAAGATTCCTCTTCAATACCAAGAGCTTCCCATACGTCAATGGTTTGAAGCTTGCCAGTAGAATAGTGCTGGCCATAGGTGGAATCAATGTACTTCTTCAGTTCGTCAATAATTTGACCTTCACGATATTTGTATTCTTGTGCTTGTTCTTTAGCCATTAGAATGTATTCCCATAAATGTAAGCATTGCAAATCTTGTCAATGTATTCCATGTTTTCTTTGGCAAGACTCAATAGGTTAGCATCATCTGTATGGAAATCAAAGTCAACTTCTTTCTCAAACTTACCATTGAGTAAGCCTGTTGGTGTATTGTCAAACTTAATACCATTGAGGCCTGCCCAGATTGCAGCAGAGCTATCCCACGTATCGATGAACTTACCAAATGGTTCAGCATACATGATCTCGTTAGGTCCATCCATCATTCCAAGGAAATGTACCTTCGTACCATTAAACTTCATCGTAGGGAAGATCAATGTCTCTTTCATGTCATACATCAACTTCACACGAGACATGAAGCGTTGCATCTTGTTACCCTTCTCTACACCATATGCATTGGGAGCAGTGAGAATGGATACACCAACGTAATCAATTAGCTTTGGATTCTTACTAGCCCAACGAAACGTGGCAATACAATCTGCAGTATCACCAATCTTTGATTGTGGAACGAAGAACGTCTTGAACCCTGCCTCATGTAGTTCAGGTGCTAGCTTCTTTGCTGCTTCAATAGTCTTCTCACCAGGCTCTGCTGGGTAGTCAGTCATCACGACATAATCAGCATTCACACGCTGTGCCATAGAGATTAACTTGTCGGAAGGATACATCTCTTTACCCTGCTTATACATTTCAAAAGCAGAGTTATCCATAATAATCGTGCTATCAAACTCTTCCTTCTCACGAAGGTAATAGTCTACGTAGCTTTGGTCTTCTTCAATAAGGTGAGCGAGAACAAGATGTGTCTTGCGCCCGCTCACTAAGTTGAGATGTGGAGTTGGAGAAATATGGCAGAATTCAATCGACATTCACTGTACCTCATAATATAAAATAACAAATTATAGTGTAGTGTAGGTTGACTGATTAGTCAACCTTTTTCTTATCTCTGGCTGCAAGAATCTTGTCAACCTTAGAAACACCTGCGTAACGATTGCCAGTCTTCTTCATTGGAAGGTCTTTATCTGTAGTTGCAGCTGATGCTTTAATAGAATAATTAGCAAGAGTCTTTGTTGAAAGACCTGACTCATCAACTAGCTCAACTTCTTCATTATTAGAAACTGTTGCAGGAACTTTTGTTCTGAATTGATAATGTTTGTTGAAAGCTAATTTAATACCTTGTTCTCTATTAGTACGCTTGCGAAGTTTATCAGGGTCAGCAGGTTGATTTCCCTTAACTTGTTTGTGAGCTTTTTGTGAGTATGAAACTAATGTAGATGAAGAAATCTCATCAATAGCTTCAACTTCTTCTTTGACATGAACCTTAGCACG